CAATAGTCTCCTGACAGCTTGAATCCCGTCAGCTACAGACAATCTAGGCGCAACCGTTATGGACAGCCCTGCTTCTTCTAGGACTTCCTTACGGCTCTTGCCTGTGCCTAGCTCCCTAACCTGAACGTCATGGGGCAGGATTTGACTGAACCCTGCGTAGTCATTGTCCTTCAGCCAGCGAACGTACCAATCTAGTCCCTGTCCATGGTTTTCGACGCAATCAAGGAGTCTAACTTCCTTTCCAGCCAGTTGAGCAACCCATAGAGCAGTCGAGTCACCCATGCCCAAATCCCATGCAACAAAGCTACGACAGAGATCATCACGAGGAAAATCAGTAATATGACTATCCCTTTCAAGGTCGTTAATAAGTTTGCCATAGTAACTACCCTCGACCGCTGCGTTAAAGGAACACTCGAACTCTTGGTTGTACTTGTCCTCACCCATCTCTCGATAGGCGGCTTTAAGCTCGGACTCAGGTAGGACTCCGGTCTGGCTAGCCTTGAACTCTAGGTACTTCCAGCCTTCCTCAGACTTGGCTCTATCAGCTAGTTCAGCGAAATGGTTAGCACCTTTAGGAGTGCCAATGAAAGAACACCACCCACCACGGTCGGAAAGAGCAGGTCGGATGATCTCGTTCCAAATTCTCGGATTCTGATCGCCAACTTCGTCGATAACCACGCCATCGAAATACTGACCGCGCAGACTGTCAGGATTATCAGACCCGTAAAGACTAACCCTACGCCCCCAAAAATCAACCCGTAACTCAGCAATGTTTGCAGTTGCATTAAGCGGCCTTGTGTACTCTAGTAGGTAATCCCAAGCGACTCTCTTGGCTTGGCTGTAGGTAGGTGCTATGTAGGCAAACCGTGGGTTAGGCTTGTCGCACTCTATCGCGGCTTTGATAAGGTGATTGATCGCGCTAACAGTCTTTCCCATACGACGATGGGCAACCACCACAGTAAAACGATGCTGCTCAATGGCATGGTGGATTTCCTCCTGCTGCTCCCTTGGCTCGTAAGGAATTACGATTTCCACTTAACGTATCCGCAGTTCAGGCACTTGTTGTTCACTAGGAACGCGCTGCACATCGGGCAATTTACTGGCTTATAGCTCATTTCCGTCCTCCCCATCTCACTATGTGTTCTTGGGCTTCCCCATCCTTACCTGTTACCTCTGTCCTAGCTAGCTTGGGTATATGGTACTCAGATAGCTTCTGCATTAGGTCTAGTGCCTTGGCTGGATCAGGCTTTAAGCCTAGCACCTCATCGCCCTCAGCTACCCTCTGGAGCCATCTGTCCATGTAAGGGACGTTCTTCTCTAGCAGAGTAGCAATAGCATTACGCACTACCGTAGTACTCTTATTAGGTACTCCTGCTGGTCTTCCCGGCCCTGCTAGGCCTTCACCGATTTTAGGAGTTTCTTTAACCTTATCTGTTTCCATTTTTGCATTATCCTCTGGATGTCATGCTATACCATTAGTGTTTCTGATAGGAATTATAAATACTTTCCTGTCTTGACTTCTGTAAACTACTCGAACAGGAGGATTTATGTCACCTATCGTTAATACTGAAGTTGCTATGCCTAAAGATATTTTTGATGCTTTAGTGCTACATGAGACTTATTGCGTCGTATCCGGCATTGAGTCAACTACACCAGAATCCGTCAAGCAATGGCTGTTTAATCGCTTTGGAGAAACTATAGCAGATAAGTTTCAAGATTCTTATCTATTTAGTAACCAAGCGACTTAAGCAGCTTATCGTCAATAACACCAGCGTAAGGCTTCATCTGCATAGCTCTGATGTCGGCTTGACTCGGCTTAGTCGGATCAGCAATCCCTCGCTCCCGTACAACTTGTGGCAATAGCTCAAAGATTGTTCTGTTTTCTTGCAATCTTCCTAATCCTTGCCCCGGCACACCCCTTGGGTACGATGGATGTCCCGATACAGCTACGATTGGGCTTCCTGCAAATATTTCCCCGACATTCATGATGCCAGCATCAGCACCCATTAGCTGTTTCGGATCAGCTACAGCCAATCTAGCCTCGCCAATACTCAACCCCCCAGTATTCCTGAAGTTCGTATCAAGCGCATTTTTCAAGGCTTTCCTAGCTGAATCTGGCGCACCCCTAAATTGCTCAACGCTTTTATCCGATGCCAAGCCAGACCAGTCTGGGATGAATTTCTTTATTTCTTTGTCAACTTTCGTTTTTTCTTTTTTGTTTAATGCGCTGTTAGCATAAGACAACATCGTCTCGCCTGTCATCGTCGCAAAGTCTCCACCAGATGGAGCCATTCTCCACGGGATATATAACGGATTTTGTCCTGTTACTTCCTTGATGACTTGAGCATTTTGCATGATCTGCTTTACTGGATTCTGACCAGATGCCCAAACTTGACCGGGGTTATAGAACATATAGTCCTGACCACCTAGCAAGCCAATCGGCCTGTCCAGTTTTACCCCTTTAATTTCCTTTAAATTTCCACCAGCAGCCGTCCTATCCGACATTGACGTTATGAACGGTCTACCTGCAAACTGGCTTAAATCAACGGTAGGAATCTGATTGGACGCTGTCGGATCAACTACTGTCGTTAAAGACCGCAGTCTTTCTTGCTCTAGTTTCCTTGGGTCAAACCGTGGGTCAAATGCACCCTGACGAAACAAACCACTTTTAAGTGAACCTTTTGGAGCCGTACCGATTGAGCTGCCACCCATGCCAGCAGCAGCCACGTTGATAGCTTCTTCCGGGCTAACCTCGTATCCCTGAGCCGCTGTAACTGGGGTAGATACGGCCTTGGCAAGCTCGTAAATAAACTGAGGGGCAATCAAGCCCTGATCCTTGCTGTATCTCGGCAACAGAGCTAGACGTTCCTTCATAGGAACCATGCCGAAAACTTCTTTGGTCTGACGCTCGACAGGTGATAAAAGACCGTTAGCCATAGATAGCCTCGTACATATCGGCGCGATTCTCTAATATCCACGCCCTCGGTTCTTCGTGACATTTCTTGAAATCAACGCCTACCGTCTGGCTTCCTGCATGATGCACATAAGCCCTACTCACGAAATGCTGATAACCCGCCACGTTCAAGTCATGGCATATTATATTATCTGAATACCAATTAGTACTTGGGAACTTAGCGACTCCCCACGCCTCCCGGCTTATCGACGCGAAAATAGGCGCAATTACCGGAGTCAGCTTGATCTGATGCTCACTTTCCCACTTCAATCCTGCCCGTCTGTCCCCGTCTACCGGGAACCTGATGTTCTGATCCGGCAATACATAGTCAGACCTTGCGCCTAAGAATCCGTATTTCACGCCACGAGACTCCAGAATCCCCGCATCTTCCCGCATTAACGATAGCGTATCTGGATTAAGAACCACATCATCGTTAGCTAAAATTAATGAGTCAAACTTGCCATGTTCAAAGGCATAGTCAACGGCTGCGTTATAAGCATCTCCAAAATTGGTAGCAGGATTGGGTCGGTAGATAAGGTTTTCTGTGATCTCTCTTGCTCTTGCCCAGAGTCCGAGATTATTACTACATAAGTACACGGGTAGCTTGTCACCATAGCAACGAATAGACTCCAGCAGCACAGTAATGCCGGGATTGTTCACCGTACAGATTACGATTGCTTGCATATCGCCCAAAAGTATAAGTCTGCTGGGTTATAACTAGTTATAAATTCATATACTTCAAACTTACTCAGATCGCAGTTTTCCCTAAAGTCCTGCTCCGTTAGGTTCCGGTAGTAGTCCCCGCAAAATGGCGCATCGTCCGGGCTTGTACGCCTCGTTCCATGTTCAGCCCTACCCGTAGTAGCACAGGTAAAGAAAACCAGCCCTGAAGCCATCCTGACCATATTATTAAAGGTCTTTATCCACTCAGGGTTATGCTCAAAGCACTCGCAGCTAGCCACAACGTCAAAACTATCGTTAGGGTAGTCCAGTTCCTCACCCTTAGCCACTACGTCAACTCCTCGGCCTTCACCCAGATCAACCCCGGTATAGTCGCAAGCCACAAAGAATTGACGTATCGAACCGTTGATGTCCAGACTTCCTACCTCTAAGACCTTGGACTCAAAGAAATACTGTGGGAATTGTTTTTTCACGCTAGCAACAAAGTCTAGCTGGCTCTGATGGCTCATTTCTTCTTGTTTCTTGCGGATATTGCGGCTGCTTTAGCCTTAGCGTCAGCCTTAGAACTAGCTCCCCATGCCTGTAGGCTTAGAAGTAGTCTAGTAGGCTCACCGTTAGGCTTACGTTCTGCTCCGGGCATATTACCCATCCGGGCTAGGAATGAAGCACGATTT